TTCAGCGTCTTCTGCTTCTTCTTTTTCTAGTTCAGCTAATCCAACAGGCTCATTAAAAAATTGATATAAATCATTACCAATAACTTTCATAAATTCTGGAGAAAAAGGTAAATAAGGCTTTACATCATGTAAAACTTGACCAGTTCCTTTTGCTATTCTCTCTAAACGAGTATCATCTGGGGTATACTCATATCCTTCAGGATATTCAGGAAACTCATCAAAAGGTCTATAAGGATTTTTAGGCAATCCATCTTGCGCTCTAATGATTCCACCATCTGCATATGAATCGACCTCACCGCCCATTTTCATAGTTTTAGGCATCATTGCGCCAATACCACCTGAGTCTACACTAGCAGGAGCCATAGCCTCTGACATACCCATCATACCTTGCTGAGGAACACCCGCTGCAGCAACGGCCTCTTCTGCAACTGTAGGTTGCTGTTTAGCTTGCCTTGCCTCAAAATCACCTTTAACTCTTTTTCTTCTATTTAGCTCTGATAATACAAGAAACTGAGGAGCAACACCTGATGGTTGTTGCATTTCTTTTACAAGCTGATCTTGTGAAAAGTTTTTTAAATCATCTTGAACTTCTAATAAATTCATCATGCGCCTGTTATCCCTTTATATAAACCTAATCCAGCTATGCCTGTACCCAATAAATCTTTTACAGGATTATATTGTTGGAATTTAGTAGTTTCAGTAGATGGCTGCACAGGTATACCTCTTAATATTGAAGAGTAAAACTGCAACTGTTCTTTAGGAAAATCTCTTTGTCTTACAAAGTCTTCATAGGACAAGTCTAATCCTGCTTGCTCTCTTGCTTGTCTGTCCTTTGCTATCTTTTCTAACAGTTGTGCAGACTCGATATCACCAGCCCTAGCTTTTTCTCCTAGCTGTGCTAGTTGCGCGCCCTGTTGAGTAAGTGCATCTGCAGCACCTAAACCAAGTCTTTCTGCTGCCATTCTAGCATCTCTATCTGCGCCAAATTGTCTTTGCGCTTGCTCAAATGCTTTTTGCCTTCCTGTGGCAGTTATATCTGCTAGTTTATCTTGCAATCCTTCTGCTGCTAACGCTTGTTGAACAGCGCCTCTTGAACCTCCGAAAGCCCCTGCTTGTACCGCTGATGCATCTCTTGCTGCTTGCGCCCTGTCAAAATCTGTAATTGCCGCTTGTTTTTGAACATCTAAAACATTTTGTAAATATGGGTCCATATATTTTTGAGCTTGAGCAGAATCAAAATCTTGTGTTTGAAAACCAATGCCCTGCAATGCTCTATTCATAGCAGTTGTTGTTCCTGCTGTAGCTTGGTCAAAACCAGCTATAGGCGACCCAGCTACCTGCCTTGCTAATGCTCTAGACGCAGCAGTGTCCGTATTTTCTGATGCTAATCTTTGCCCCTCATAAGGTTGATAACCACGCTTGGACTCAGCTTCTGCTCTTTGTATTAATCTAGTAGCATACGGCTCATAGTAATCAGGCAGGGATGTTTGTGTAATATTTTGTTCTGTTGGTTGACTCGGAGGTCTTGATCCACCTTTACCCATTATCTATCTCCATTCTGTATGCAATATACTCTGGTTTCCAGTTATACTTTTTTAATACTTTTGACCATGCTTTTCTTCCATAGCCCTCTAAATGACTGCATCCGCAGTCTTTTGCAAAATCTGTTAATATTTCCATAGCTTTTGGTAACCACTCCATCATTCTTTTTCCGCCAATCCAATCCATAGCCATTGCTTTTCTATTTGGATACCATATTATTCTAGTTGTTAAAGCTGCTATAACTTTTTCTCCATCTTTATCATCTACTATTAACCAAAGATTATAATAACCTTTTGTTAAGTTTTCATAAATATCATCTATATGATATTTACCGCCACTTGTTAGTATTGCCTTATTTAACAAACTACTAACATCGCTCCAAACTATGTCTATTGCCTCACGAGGCACTGCTGTGCATATCATGCAGGCAACATCATCTCATCAGGTATAGCAGGTGGTTGTGTTTTACCGCCAGTTCTTAGCTCTCTAACTCTATCCATCATATCTTCTAATTTATTAGCACCTGCATCTGAAGAACCATTACCAATACCACTAACAACGTCAGCAGGAACAACAAATTCACCATCAGAAAGCAACACATCTTGGTCTCCTTCCATTGAAGCAGGTATCATATCAGCCATGCCGTCACCAGCGCCCGCTACCATACCATCTCCTTCTTGTGGACCACTAGGAATATCGCCAGATTGAACTCTTGCTACAAGATCCTGTAAAGCCTCTTGACCAAATTGTGCTACAAATTGACCTAAAATAACTTGCTGCTCATCAGGATCGTTTATTTCGCCTTGTATAACATCTATAGCGCTACTTATTAGCTCTTTATCGTTCATGCCTTCTTCTGTCATACCGCCTAGACCCATATCCATAGCTGCCACATCGTCTTCCACTGGGCCGCCTTCAGCCATGTAGTTTGGTGCAAATCTATAATCAAATTCACTTGAATCATCTTTGTCACGATCTGTAGGAAATCTTACAGTATTTTTTGGAGCCATTCCTTCAGGAAATATTTTCTTTTCTCTTTCCTCAAAAGGCATTGGTTTAAAAGCCATTGAGTCAGCAGCTAAACCACCTATACCTGCCCCTATAGCTTCAGGTCTTGTTAGCTGAGTCATAAGGCCAGCTTGTTCTCCTATAGTTTGAGGAGTTACTAATTGCGCTGCAGACCCAGAGCTTGATAACCCTGTTCTCAAAAATTCACCAGAACCTTGACCAGCACCTTGAGCAAAAGGTGTAGCTGTTATCTTTGGATCAACTGCACCACCTAACTGACCACCTAAAAATCCACCAAGACCACCTAAAGCTGCGCCTCTTAATGCATCATTGGTATCACCGCCTTGTAATAAACTTCCTAGACCACCACCAATAGCGCTTGCTACCATAGGACTCATACTTAAACCAAGCCCCGCTGGGCCTAATATTGCTGGTGCTGCTAAACTAAGTATTGCTGATAACATATTACGCTCCTAGTGCTTTCATTCTATTAATTAAACGCTCTGCTCTATTAGGCACTTGTGTTCTCCATTTCGAGTCATACATCTGATTTGCGCTTTCCGTAAAGTCCATAATTGATATACTTGCTCTAAGTTTACTAAATTTACTTAGTCTTGTGTACCCCAAATTGTACATCATATTAGATAAAATTAATTGCGCCTCTTCTGGTAAATCATCAAAGTTGCCAAATAAATTCTTACAATCTGTTATAGTTCCTTGTATATCACTGTCAAAACAGCTATTTACACGCTCTTCACTAACAGGTGTGCCTACAGGTTGTCCATATTCTGGATCAGAATCAAGCACCAAATGGCCAATCCCAAAAGTAGGCAAGTTAAGGTGATCCAAGTAAATTGCATGTA